GTCTCGCTTGAGCCTGTTGCATAGCTGATAGGTGGTCTCATCGAGCTCAACGACCAGAACCTTTTCGTTTATCTCGTTGATGAACCCCGCTTCCTTTTGGCTGTACGATATGGTGTTGCCTTTGACCGCGTCGAGGATGGCTTGGCTGCCACCGCTGTAGTCGTTGACCATGAAGCTGTTTATCTTCCTCTGCGTCACGGTGACGTAGTCCTTAGCAAAGTCGTAGAAGTTCTTGTACCTCGCAAAAGGATTGCGAGGGATAGCATATACCTGATGGTACATCTGCGAGAACGACTCCGGCGTGGGTGTGCCGCTCATCAAAATCACACGGCTCCTGCTTGTGGCAATCAGGTTTCGTACGTCCTTGGCTCTCTTGTTGGGCTTGGGGAAAGCACCAAGAGAGTGAGCCTCGTCGATGATGATGACATCCCACCTGACCTTGGGCAGTCGGTGTATGCTCTCGTAGTTGATGACGAAGAAGACATATGACGGGCACAGCTTGTCGCTGTCATCGGTGATGCTGCTGATGGCTTTCTTCTTGGTGAGGAACAGCACGTGCTCCACGTCATCCAATCGGTCAGCTATAGACAGGCTCGTCAGGGTCTTTCCCGTTCGCACTTCCATTGCGAGATAGCACCATCCGGTGGCGTCTATCAAGGCTTTGGCCTTGTTAGCTATCTCTTCCTGATAGTCTCTTAGTTGTATCATAATGCTGTTGGTATGTGTTAGTCTTGGTGAAAGTCCAGCCCGCTCTGCTGAAAGATTTGCAGCAGTTGCGATGGTGTTACCTCGATATGGGCAATGACATCAAACGTACCTGACTTACCGAATAGGAACGTGTAGCTGGCAGAGTTCTCTGTCTCAACCGTCATCCAAATCTTTTCTTCTTCCATGGATTCAATAAGCATTTCAAGATAGTGCTTGGCTTTGTGTAGGTCTTCCAGCCCGCCCTTGTCTTTGTATCGTGTGACGTACTTAACTACGTTGCCCTCAGCAAAGCCGAGGCCGTTCTTCATGGCGTACTCGCTAGGCTCTATAGCTAGCGACTTATAGTGGGAGCCACCCACCTGCTTGTCCTTTGTCATCAGAATTCGAATGTGCCATTGGTTTCCAACTCATGCTTGTTGCGGAAGCGTATCCAACGCCCCTGTGCATCACGTCCCTCCTCAGGCGTTACGCCATAAGCGAAGTCAGCGTATGACTTCAGCCACTTGTAGAACTTGGTGCGAGAGATAGTCAGCCTGCTCTTCGGTGCGTAGTCAGGATGCTCAGTGATGAAGTTCTGATACAGGTCAGGCTTGTACACCTTGGTGTATGGCTCAAGCAACTCGTTCTTCTGTCCGTCATCGAGCAAGCCACACCACTCAATAAACTCGTGGCTCGTCTCAGCACTCAGCTTGCGAATCTTCAGGTTGACAAACGTGCTCTTGACCAGCCCGTTCTCAAGGTGGAACTGAAGACAAGAGACCATGTAGTTATCGAACATACACCACTCGTCATCATCCCAGTCCTCGAACATCAGCTTGCTGAACTCATCCTGCGGAGTGAAAGACTTGTTGTAGAACTGATGCAGTTCCAACTCCCACTTGCGTCGCTCGAAGCTGTTGCCCGTACCCTTGATGGCATAGTTGGTGGTGATGGCAATCTTAGGGCTCTTGGCAAAGGGTATCTTGATGGCGTCCTTGTTCTTCTTCTCCAACGTCAAGCCCTCAGTAACCACACTGAACAGCCGCTCGAAGTCAAACGACTTGCGTACGTCATCGAAGCACAACACCTGCGTATCGGCAGACACCAGCTGGTAGGCGAAGCTTTTCTCAAAGGCAAAAGACTTTCCGTCTATCACCACCAGCTTCTTCATCTTGCTCAGGGCATTCATAAATAAGCCCTTGCCTGTTCCCCCCTCCGGGTTGTCCGAGATTACTTCGTCGTTGAGTATTACTGCGGGGCAGTAGGCCAAGGCTTTGTATCCGTGGAGGAGAAAGCCGATGGTGCTTTCCATGGAATGCACTCGCTCGGGAAGCGAGCCGCATATGTTGGAGATGAATGTCTTGTAGTCGCACTCTGTACTATCGCATATCCTAAAGTTCCTATCTATGACGTGGTCTTTCCACACATATCCACCCAAGTCAAGATAGTCAATAGTCGTGACTTCATCTTTGGTCACCTTCACCGCGCAGTTCCTGTAGTACAGATAGGCAGCGTCCTTGGTATCCTCAATGAAGTACACGTCGATGCTCGACAGCAGGGTGAGGAACTCCTCACGGAAGTACTTGGTGTTCTCTGCGAAGTAGTTGTACACCTGCACGTCATCGAGTTCGAGCAGGTAGTTCAGGATAAAGTCCTTGATGTCCTTCTCACTCGTGTGGTCGATGAGGTTGTTGGTCACACGCACGAACACATAGTTCTTGCTACCCTCAGGGTTGTACTTGTAGAAGCCATTCTCCTCGAGGAACTGCTTGAACAGCAGATGGACTATCTGTACCCTGCCTCGCTCCGATACCTCCCAAAAGGTTTGGCTTGCTTGTTCTTCCTCGATGCGGCTAAGCACCGACTCAATCGCCGCGCCCTCTATCTGCAAGCCTTGTAGATGAGAGCGCAACTCCTTTCGCGACACACCACGCTTCATCTGATTCTTGACGTGGCTGATTTGCTCCTCGTCCTCGTAGTAGCGGGAGCCAAAGGTGTCGGTGTTGCGGTACGCGCTCGCAATTGTATTGCGAACTTCCGCCAAAGGGAAAGTGTCATTGGCGTATTGCTCAGATACGTACTCAGCCAACGAGCGTGAGACACCAAAGTCATTGAAGGCGCGAGCCAACACATACATATTGTTGTTGCGCTGTCCCTCCACCATGGGGTACTTCTTCACCCACCACTTGACGAGACGCTGAACCACCTTGTTCTCGTCGGTCAGTGGTATCGTAGGCGCGTCAGTATACTTGTTGACCTCAACGTAGTCCTCCTCTGCCAACTCCTCCCATACCGAAGAGTTGGGGTTGACGTGGATGAGCGGGTCATAAGACTCGTAGCACACACGGCTCACGTTCTTGCTCGTGGTATCGAAGTGTGGGTTGGCGAAGTACTTCTCCAAGGCATTGAAGTACGAGATGTGGTTGTCTGCATCGGCAGGTATCTTGACCAAGACCTTGAGGCCAAGACCCGAAGGGGAGATGAAGACAGAGTAGACGTACTTGTTCTTGCTCATCACGTCCTTGTCTTGAAGCATATCCCTTTGCTTCTCGTAGCCATCGAAGTCCAAGCAGATGAGTCCGCTGTGTTGCTCGAGATGTTGGTCGCTTCGCTTCTTGAAGATGCCACTGAAGCAGATGGAGGGCAACTCTTTCTTCAGTTCGTTTCGCTCGGTCTTGTTCTTTTCTGAGCGAATCTTCTTCACGAGTTCCTTGCTCTTGCCCTCTTTGATTCTATCGAGAATAACTGAGACCTCTCTTACAAATGGGGTATCAGTCTCTCGTATGTTCCGGAAGATGGTGATTTTCGGCATTGGCTGTGCTGTTATAGTGTATCTTAACTTATTGATTCTTAATTCTCTGACAGTAATGACAAATTTAAAGAGAGAATGAAAAAGAAAAAAAGAAAGATAAAGAGAAAATATATAGAGAGAATAGGGGGAGTAAAAAAACGGCAGTCTGTCACGGAAAAAAAGAGGGAGGCCGTCGCCCCCCTCTTCAGCCAAATCACATCAGCGATGATTAGAATGGAGCATCATCTGCTGACTCACCCTCGGGAGTAGAGGCAGGCTGTGTGTCCTGCTTCTGTGGCTCCCAAGTATCTAACTCGCAGTACATCTTTCCTGCCTGCGACCTCTTCATGTTCAGGTTCACCCACCCACGCTTCTCGTTGTCGTCAAGCCACCGCTTGAACTCGTCGACCTTCACGCTGATTGAACCGAGCACCCACTCAGGTGCTGTCTCTCTTGGTGGCTTCATGATGAAGCCGTCCGGGAAGATTTTATCTTCAGCCATTTCTCATTGGTTTAGTCCCCTGAACTTACAGCCTTGGGTTGGGGAGTCCCAAGCCTGTGTCTTTGAAGACACAATCACTGAGCCGTGATTGTGAATTGGTATCGTGAACGCCCGTAGTCGGAGAAGTCAGACTCGTTGATGACGAACTTCAATTCCTCACCCTCTCCGTTCTTGATGACATCGTACAAACTGCGCTTGTCGTTGATGACGATTGTTCCATCGCTGTGTTCATACACCTCATATCGATTTACGACGCCCTCTGAGCCCTTAACGGCGACCCTCCCTATACATCCGTCATAACAGAAATTTGAGGGCAACCTACCATACTCAAAAAGCGTCATCTGAATTGAGCTTCCGTAGTCCACCACCTTCACGATAAGCTCAGAGCCTGTGGTGGCTGAGTTACTGAACTGACCCTCAGCAAAGTAGACGAAGGCAGTCTCACCTGTCGGGTCACCGAACTCGTCGTTGATGGGTTTCTCCGTCCACGTATCGTAGACAATCTGCGATGATGCCACCATAGGCACCAACAGCAACAGCGTGTTGATTAAGTTTTTCATAGCGTATCTCTGATGATGTATTCCGAAATGTCATGGGTGGCTACGCCATCCCTGAAGTACTGATTGTAAACTTCCACCGCCGCCTCAAGCTTGGCCTTGCCCTGCATGATGAAGTCATCACTGCAACTGAAGTGACCCAAGACACGAGTGCTCTTGTCAATGGCGATGAACTCAAGCGGCTTGCCGAAGATGGTTTGGTAGATGTATGCTTGGCTGTCGTAGTTGTAGTCACGAGCCGAGCGACGAAACTTCATGATGTCACCCGTGGTCTTCAAGTCATACAGGCAGTCGTCAGTCTCGATGTCTGCCTTGCCCTTCCACCATAGCCCGCAAATCTCTGCAACGCCCGGCACCTCGTACCTCGCAGACTCGTTGCGAACTTTGTCGTACAACTCAATGTTGCCAACCAAAGCATCGACCCAAGTCTTAATCTCATCGACCTCTTTCTTCAGCAAAAGGAACGGAGCATTCGCATCCTTGATGGCCTCCTTGTACTTGATGCTGTTGCGTGAACCTACGTCGATGAACGGGAAGTCCTTTACCTTCTCAGGCTCAAGGATAGACTGATGGAAGTACCTGCCCTTGGCAAACACAGGGTTGTCTTCACGCGAAACGCCAAACAGATATGGTGTCTTCAGCAGATTGCCTATGTCTGAGTTGGATAGGTACTGCCTGCCGAACTCACCATAGTACTGCTCGTCGTCGCGCAGCTTGTCGAGGATATCAGATAGCTTCATCACTGAATGTTCTCTGCTATCTCCTTCTTGACGTTGGCCTTGATGTTGTACTTGGTAGACAACCGCTTGGTAATCTCTACCAATCCCAACTCCTTGTTCTCAACCACGTACTTCAGAACCT